TTGCTTTGATTATCACTAATACCGATGGTCGTGGTGTATTTAAGCAATATGATATAACTGAATGTCAAGAATGGAACGATTAGGTGTCTGTCTTAAAATGGCAGGTAACGTTCGTGGCTTTGTGCAGGTGGTGAGTTTGGATCTCGAATAAACCATTATTACGGACAACAAGGAGATAACGGTAAATTTACTGGATGGAAACCTTTAGGATTCTTTCAGTTAGCGCACAAAAGTCAATTCACAGAATACCCTTCAGAATGTAAAGGAGCAGACCATTGTGATATAGTTTTTGCTAACCAGTGGGATAGAGAAAAAAGAGTTCTAATCCCTGAGATAATGGGTATTCATCTTGAAACTGAAAATAACAAATGGGGTGTAAATTGGCAAGGTAGAAAGTCAGCAATGTTTGTACCAGACACACCTATCAGTGAAGGAATATTAGATTACAACACCGAACCAAATGAATTTGCAAAAAATCTTTTTAAAGATTGGGATGATAAAATTAAATCAACAAATCAACTAAATTTATTTGATGGAAAATACTAACGAAGTTAACGCAAATTATATCGTGGAAACCTGTGATGTTGCAGAAGTACTATCTGACCACGCCTTTATAGATCTCAAGGTTCTTAGCGGTACTATTTCTCGTAAAGAAATAGAACAATACGAACAAGACCTTGAAGAATATCAAAATCAACTGGAAGAGTTTGAGCGTATGGGTTTTGGAGATAAAGCAAAAAAACCCATAGAACCTAAATATAAAACCGAGTATAAGACCTATACAATTAATCTTGCCGATAAAGTCTTCTCTGGTTTTTCAGAAGATTGGGATAAAGAAAAAGATTGCGCTGTTCTTATCGTAGACTATTACACAAGAGACGGTCAAGAAAGAAATCAATACAATATCAATATTACTAAAAAAGAATTTATTGATATTCTTCGGCAGTTTGGTGCTACTTTCTTTCAATCTCAACCAATTAAGTAATTATAATTCCATGATTCTATGATTCCAAGAATAATAACTGTAAGTCAAAATAGTGTCATTATAGACGAAAGTATATTAGGTATACCTGAATTCAAGTCCCTACTGGAGTATTCCGGTGGGGACACTTTACCTTTTATGTATATATGGGCTTTAACTGATCCTGAATCTCCTTATATGAATCTTTCAGAATTAGAAAGAGAAGAACAGGTTCTAAAAGATGTGCCAGTTCAAGAGTATCTTAATTCTCTTGAGTTTATAGAAGCCTTGGAAAAAGCAAACCTTCTTTACAAATCACCTCTTAGAAAGATTCTTAAAGGAGCCAAAACAGCAGTAGAAAACATTTCTAAATTCTTGGAAGAAACAGAAATCTCCGATGGTAGAGAAGGAAATCTTACTCAAGTAGTATCTACTATTAAATCTCTTCCTCAAATCCTGAAGGCTTATCAAGAAGCAGAAAATGCTTATAAACAAGAAATTCAAAAGGGACGAGGGTTTGCACAATTTGGTATTGACGAGTTAGAATAGACTAAAACAAATCACAAATAATGTATAAAACACTATTGAAATATAATTCTGACAAAAACATCTGGAGTGAATTTTCATTTGATACATACCAGTCTTTTTTAGCATATGTACAGTCTCAGTTTAAATTTCCAGGTCAATATAATCTCGTAAATACTCACCTGTTTAGACCAAATGCTATAAAATTTCAAAAAGACGGGAAATACTGTGACTATCACCCTACTTCCAAGGACTACAAGAGTTTTTGGGATTTAGAAAAAAGAAAATGTTTAGAAGGTATAATTATAGATAATTTTTATGTAACAGGAGATTATTATTGGTATTTAAACTTTAATCCTATCTATTCAAAAATAGATAAAAAAGAAATTCATGCTGAGGTATGGGATTCAGACTTTCATTTTTATTTGTATTTAGAACTTTGTAATTTATTAGGTAAGAATAGTTGCGTTGTAAAAAAAAGACAATGTGGATACGCGCAGCCAAATTCGGAAGCAGTTTTGTGTAAAGATGGATGGAAAAAAATAGGAGATATTAAGGTGGGGGATTTAGTATTTACTCCAAAAGGCACACTGACTCCTGTTTTAGATATTTTTCCTCAAGGCTTACGAGACATATATGAAGTTGAATTTTTAGATGGTAGAAAAGTACGATGCGATTTAAATCACCTTTGGCAAGTGAAGCATGGCACAGGTAAGAAGCAAACTGTATCTATTCTTAGTTTAAAAGAATTGTTAGAGAGAAAAATAGTGGGTAAATCTGCGGCTAAAACTAAAGACGGAATAAAAGAATATAACGCTTATCTGTATAAAGTTTTGGGGATTGATCCTGTACAATTTGAAAAAAAAGAATTAAAAATACACCCTTATGTATTAGGATGCTTGATAGGAGATGGTTCTACAAATAAGCCTTCTGTCCAATTGTGCTCTTCGGATCAAGAGATATTTGATAACGTAATTAAATACCTGGGAGAAGATTATGAATATGGTTCAAAGGATAAAAGAGAAGGAAATGCTTCCTGGCGGTGCAACATAAAATATAAAAAAAGATTTGATAAAGAAAACAATTCTTCTTTTAAGAACCATCAGTTTGGAGTAAATCCCCTCAAAAGATATTTAGAAGAATATAATCTACATACTTCGGATTGTTATTCTAAATTTATTCCGAAAGATTACCTTTTTTCTGATTTTGAAGATCGGTTAAATTTATTGCATGGGTTGATGGATACCGATGGTTATATCAACAGTAAAGGATATGACATACATTTTACTACAGTTAGTGAACAACTCGCAAATGATGTTGCCCACTTGGCGAGAAGTTTAGGTATAGGTGCTGTTATTGACAAGTTTAAACATACTAATAATAAAAACTACGCGGATTATTACAGAGTAAGGTTGAAAAGAAGATTTCCTCTTTTTAAATTAAAAAGAAAACTCGATAGACAACTTTTGTGCAAAACAAAAGATTATTTTAGTGACACATCAATTGTAAGCATAAAAAAACTGGATTACCAAGAGGAGTCAACTTGTATTTACATTGAAGACGAGGAGCATCTTTATTTAACTAAAGATTTTATTCCGACTCATAACACATTAAAACATGCATCAATTTTGTTAAAATCCCTTTGGTTTGAAAAGAAAACAATCAATAAAATCATTGCGTATGATGAAACACATACAAAAGGAGCATGGTCTATAGCGGATGGGTATAGAAACCATCTGAATACACACACTGCTTGGTACAGGAATTTTAACCCCGACAGTAGTCTGGAGTGGAAACAAAGAGTCGCTATAACAGAAGGAACTTCAAGTAAAAAAACTATATTTAAAGGTAATCATTCTGTTTTACAGGGATTTACTACCAAAATGAATCCCACTAAACCTGTGGGTGGGCCTGGGCACAAACTGTTTTTTGAAGAGTCTGGTATTAACCCCACTTTAGATAAAAGTTATCGTTATGCCGATGAAAACATTAGAATAGGTAATGTAAAAACAGGTATGGTGTATGTTTCTGGAGCAGTAGGTGAATTAAAAGACTGTGCCCCACTGCAAGAATTCGCTTTCAATCCAGAAGGAAATGGGTTTTTAGGAATAGACGACGTATTCAGTGATAGACCCCACCCAGATAAAATATGTTTTTTCGTACAAGAGTTATTTAATTTTGTGTATGTAGACGAGCACACAAAACAAGTGGTAAGGTGTTACGATAGTGATGGGAATTCAGATATTACCGAGGCGGCTAAATATTTTGATATTTGGTATCAAAAACAAAAAAAATCTCTAAATGAAAGAGATTTTAAAATATGGTCTTCTCAGCATCCTTTAACTATTCAAGAGGCATTTGAGCAACGAGACACTAATCCGTTTCCTATTTCTTTACTACAAGAGCAAGAAAAACTCCTTATTGGAGAAAAGCCTATTATAGTTTCGTTAGAAAGAGACTTCCACGGAAAGATCACTCACAAATTCTGTGATGATGTTCCAATCTCAAAAATAAAACCTAATCCTAACGAAAACAACAAAGGAGCCATTGTAGTCTACGAATTTCCTATTGACAAACCTCCTTTTGGTCTTTATTATGCAGGAATAGATCCTATTTATAATCTGGACACTTCTACTTCTACTTCTTTGATGGCTATTTCAGTATGGATAGGTACACACGAAAGAGATGGTAAAATAGTAGAACCTTATCCTGTCTGTCAGTATATAGGAAGACACAGGAACGTGAGAGATACTTATGAACAGTGTCTTAAAATTATCGAATGGTACAATGCTCGTACAGCAGTAGAATCCAACGTTAAAGACTTTACGGAATGGGTTATTCGTCAGGGTAAAGCAAGATTTTTAATGAGAAGAAGAGAACTTACTGTAATCAACGAACTAACTCCCAACTCTACTGTAAGAGACGAAATAGGAGTAAGGATGATAGACCCTCTTAAAACAAGGGCTTTAGAAAAAGTAATTGCCTGGTTGCAACTTCCTATAGCAACTTCTTTTGATATGGAAACAGGTGAGTCTAAAGACATCTATAATGTTTCTAAAATAAAAGACTCAATGTGGATAAAAGAAATGCTTCAGTATAACCCCAAACTAAATACAGATAGACTTGTAGCAAATCTTTTAGCCCTATTAGCAGTACAATCTGATACTAATCGTCACATTATCACAGGGATGAAAAACCCGTTTAAGCAAGAACCAAAAAGACTAATTACTAAATTACCAAGTACTTTTGTTACTCAAAATACTCAAGGTCATTTTAAAAAATTAAAATCTCATTTTGGTTAAACAAATAAACCTTCTAAATAATTTGCTAATTAACTCCAAATTAATTATATTAAGCCCATGAAGAGTTTTGCATCGAATCAACGACCCCAACTTGGGATGAAACCTAAATTACCTAAAAAGGTAATTCCGGGCACCCAACATAATACAGACGGTACAATAGATTACTCTTTTGTTCTTTCTGAAGAAGAAAAACAAAGAGATGATTTCTTTCTAATCAAGCAATTAGTGTATCACTACGAGTGGATAGGTAGACAGCAAATTAATCGCCACAGAGATCAGTTTGTAAAAAAGTTTAATTTAGCCTATGGAGTAATAGACACCAGTGACTATGTTAAAGAACAAGCGGAATATAGAAAAGAATTAGAAATGCTTGGTGGAGATTCTTTAGATTATGATTTAAAGTTTTTTCCTATAGTACCTAATATTGTTAATTCGCTTGTAGGAGAACTTTCTAAAACTTATACTAATTATTCTGCTATAGCAGTAAATCCAGAGGCTATTAACGAAGTGATAGAAGAAAAAAATAACATTCTTCGTCAACTTTTGATTCAACCTCTTCAAGAACAGTTTAATGCTCAATTAGAACAACAAGGAGTAACTCCTGAAACTCAACCTGATGTGTTTCAACAACAACAAGAGTTATTTCAGCAGATGCCTAAAGTTCAAAAATATATGAACAAAGACTTTAGGTTGGAGTGTGAAAATTGGGCTAATCACACTATTCAAATGGATCAGCGCAGATTTAAAATGGCTGATCTTGAGAAGCAGGTCTTTTTTAATAAGTTAGTAACTGACCATCCGTATGTCCATGTCCATCTAACAGACACAGATTACAAACCTCAACTACTTGATCCAAGATATTGTGCTTATTTAAAGACTCCGTATGCAGATGATGTGTCGGAGTCTATTATGTTTATGTGGCATGAATACGAATCTCCACTTAATTTGATTACGAGATTTGGTCAGTTCTTAAATGAAGAAGGAATAGAAAAACTGCAAAACCTTCACATTCACTACAGAACTCTTTTAACTACCAAGACCAACGAAAGATACAATTTAGATATTCCTGGTGATATTGCTGCTGCTCAAAACTACTTAGCCTTCAGAGATATAGCGAACACAAGATACACCGATGATAAATACAGAGGCGGAGAATATAAAGAAAGGTTAGTAGAAGTGTGTAACATGTATCTTCAAGTCCCAAGGAAGTTGGGTAAACTTACTATTGCTACACAAGGGGAGAAGTTTTCAGAAATAGTAGATGAAACTTATAAACCCACCGTGAAGCCTCTGTACGATACTACAGTACTTAATGAAAAAACAGAACGCACATTAGTTCACGGAGAACATATTGAATGGTTTTACACCAATGAGTTGTGGCGAGCAGTCAAAATTAACTTGACAACTAACCCCAACCCTGATAACAACGATGACATTTGGGTAGTACTTGAAAAGTACCCACTTCAACTTTCTAAACCAGAATATAGATTTGGTTCTTATATTCCTGTTCACGGAGGCCCAAGAACTAATAAGTATAATGAATCCGTAACTATCGTAGACAAGTGTAAACCTTGGCAAGTATTCTATAATTATTTGTGGAATCGTAACGAACAATTAGTCAAGGGAGAGATAGGTAAGTTTTTCTTAATGAATCAAAACGTTATCCCCCAGGAATCCATGAATGAAGAATGGGGAAGACATAACGTTTTAAAGTGGGCACTTGTAGCAAGAGATACTGGAATAGCCCCCGTAGATACTTCTATGATGAATACTGGTCAATCCAGTCTTGCTACAGGTGGGTATGGTCAAGAAGTAGACCTTACTGTTACTCAAGAAATTATAGATAAAGCAAAACTTGCTGAAATCTGTAAAAACGAATGTCTAATGCAAGTAGGGATTTCTCCTCAAATGCTCGGAGATATTTCTCCAAGTGAAACAGCAACAGGTATTCAACAAGGCATAGAAAGAAGCGTGACTCAACTCAAGCCTTTATACGACGAGCATTTTTCTATGTTTGAGCAAGTAAGACAAACAATGCTTAATTGTGCTGCTTACCACGATGCTAAAGGAAACAATCCTACTAAAATGTACATATCAGATGAGGGAGAAAGACAACTGTTTAATATCCCCGCTAATCTGGATATGTATAATCTTGGTGTTTATGTTTCTTCAAACATGGATGACAATTCAATTATCCAAACTATTAAAACCCTTGTACTTCAAGACAATACAATGGGTGCAGACTTACTTGACAAAGTAACTGCACTTTCGAGTAAAAGTGTTTCTCAAATTTACTCCAAGTTAAAAGACCTCTCTGTTGAAAAGAACTTAAAAGAAGCACAGCAATTCCAACAAGAACAATCTTTAGTTCAGCAACAAATAGAGTCTCAAGAAAGACAACTTAAGGCTAAACTGGAAGAAGACTCTCGTCAAAATCAACTTGATAGAGAATCCAATGAAAGGATTGCTGAAATTAGAGTTATTGGTCAGTCTCAATTCTCTGAAGGAGATGGTTTTGAACAACTCCTTAAACTAAGGGAAGTGCAAGAAAAAGAAAAGAATTCTTACAATACTTTCTTGGCTAAGATCAATCAAGATACTAATAAACTGTTAGAGTCTCGTCAGAACCAACAGATGTCACAAGATGCTAATAATAAGAAAATGGAACTTGAAAGAGAAAAACTTAAAATAGACAGAGAGAAAATTCTTGCAGACTTAAGGAAGTCTCAAAACGATGTTCTTATTGCTAAAACCAACAAAAATAAATATTCCAAGTAATTCATCATCACGATGATGAAGTTTCTTAAAAACTTACACATTGATTATTAGTTATTAACACTTGTTTTAAAATACTTTAGTACTTAACTTTAACAAACATTTTATGGAAATCCAACCAAACAGTCTAACATTATCTTTTAGTAATCCAGAAGTTATAGATGACAAAGAGTTTTCAAACCTGGTTACTCCTGATTTTAAATCAGAAGACACACCTGAAAAAAAAGAAACTCAAAAAGAACAAGAAAAACCAGGAGTAGATGATTCTGGTGAAGAACTTAAGATAAATCTAAGTCCGACTACAGAAGAAGAAAGTGAAGAAACTCCTGATTCTAATCTTTACGTAAATGTAATCAATACTCTTGCTGATCTTGGTTACAAAGAAGTATGGGATGGTTTTGATGAAAACGAACCTGTTACAGAAGAAACACTTGCGAAGTTTGTTGAGCACAACGTAACTAAAAAAGTAGAAGAACATTTTGAAGACTTTTTTGGATCGTTGACAGAGTATTCTAAAAAGATCATTTCTTATGATCTTAACGCAAAAGGAGAAGGTGTAGAGGGATTTTTGAAAACTTTGATTGAAGAAAATTCAATTAAAAGTTTAAGTGTAGAAAACGAATACGATCAGGAAAAAATTCTTCGACAGTGGTACAAAAGTGAAGACAAGTTTACTCCAGAAGAAATTAACGAGAAAATTGGAGAGTTGAAAGAAGCAGGTTTAATGGAAAAGGAAGCAAAGAGAATTAAACCCAAACTTGATCTTCAAGCAGAAAGTATAGCAAAACAAAAAGAAGAAGAACAAAAGGTGCTTAGGGAAATTGAAAATCAAGCATCTGAAACTTACACAAACAAAGTTATCGAGACTTTGAAAAAAGGAGAAATCGGAGGTATTAAATTGAATAAAGACGATATTACTCAAATTTATTCTTTTCTTACCAACGACGAAATGCAAGTAACAACCCACGGTGGTAAGAAAGCAACCATGACTCCTTTAGAAGCAATTATTTTCTATAATAAATACGACAAAAACGGATCTATAGAAAACCTTGCTTTAGCCACTTTACTTCTTACTAATCCTAAAAAGTTCGAAGAAGTATATTCAAAGCGAGCACTTACTAAAGTTACCAACGAAGTTGTGAACGATATTAAAAAAAGTAATGGGCTGAAAATTGGTGGTGGTGCTGCACACAAACCTCAAAAAGAAGAAAAAGAAAACAAATATTATCCATTTCCTAAAATTTAAAACTTTAAAAATTTAAAACTTTAAAAATTAACAATTAATTTTACTTAACAACACACAATGGCAAATCAGGCAATTCCACTAACTTTGAACAATGGTATCTACCTCCAGACACGGGAGTATGATTATCATGTTCACCTTGACAAAGCCCATCTTATGCAGATGGAAGCAGGTCGAGCACAGGATGCCACTGACCTTGGAATGATTACTCCGTGGATTACCACTGGTTATATGGAGCGTCCGGGTATGTGGGATTTAATTGGTAAAGGTAAAAACCGTCAACTTTTTATGGATGGTCATATCTTTACTTGGAAAACTCCGGTAGCAGATCAACCTACTTACATTATTGAAGATGTAAGCGGTATGGACAAACCCGGTATTGAAGGTACTACGTTTAAAATTAAATTGAACAAACGTACTTTTGGTAACAGTGCAATCATCACCCCTGAAAAATTCTCTGGCGTAGAACTTTATGTAACTGCCGACGAGATTCGTGGTGATGGTGATGGCTTTATCTACACTGTAAAATTGAACACGACCAACAAGAAACTTAAGTGGTTCCCCAAAGATTACTTGCAAGCAGGTACCATTTACTTCCAGATTGGTTCTGTTCTTGGTGAGTATGGTCAAACTTACAATGATTTTGGTTCGATTAAATCTGGCTACCGTGAATTCTACAACTATGTAGGTGAAGGTATTGCTAACGTGCACTTTACTGTAACTCGTGATGCTGCTCTTTCCAAGGTAAGTAAGACCGCAACCTTTGGTCTTCAACAGTACCGCAAGGTAATTGAAATGTACCAACTCAAACCCGGTAGTGCTGCTTGGGATATTTCTCGTAGTGGTACTGCTGATTTCAGTACTCTCGTAGGTGCGTACAAAGGTGACATGGGTGCTCTTCAGAAAGATATTGTTAAAAACATCTGGATTCCTGAAGTAGAGGCTCTTGCAATGGTTCACGTAGAGCGCGACGTTGAATTTTATGCAATGTGGGGTGCCGGTGGTACTCTTGACGTAGAAGGTAAAACTCAAGTACGTCTTCCTATTGGTCTTTTCCACCAGATGAACCTTGGGCCTACCTACAACTACAATATTCCCAAGTTTACTCTCAAAAAACTGGATGCTTGGCTTACCTCTCGTTTGAAAGACAAAATTGATCCCTATGGTACTAATGTAATTCGCATTGGTACTGGTTTGGGCGGTCTTAAATTGGTACGTGGTCAGATTCTTGATACTGCTCAACAGTTGAGCATGACGTGGGATTCCAACAAGTATGTATCTGGTTCTGATAACCAGAAACTTCACTTGGATGCTCCTTACTTCTCTTCGTACCGGATGTCTTTTGGTGTAGTAGAGTTTGTGCACATTCCCGCACTTGATCCTATTCAGGCTAATGAACTGGAAAACCCAATGGTAGATGGACACCGTTTGAGTTCTTATATGTTTATCGTAGATGACTTGAGTGCTCAAAACGACAATATCCACGAAATTATCTACGGCCCCGATCGTGATTTCAATCACTTCTACGTAAACGGTCGTATGAATTACATGGATAACCCCAACTACTCTACTTCCAGAGGTGGCCCATACCAATCAAGTGGCCCTGGTGTTCCTGGTTTTGAAGTGTATATTGAAAAACGTCACAAGATGTATTGGGTAAAAGATCCCACGAAATCTTTGTTGATTAAGCCTTACAATCCTCGTACAGGTCGTCCTATTTTCGAACCCTATTTTGGGTAATTGATTTTTTCTCATACCCCGGCAGTCCCTGAGTAATCATACTGCCGGGTTTTTTAAGTACTTAACAAGTAATAATTAATAACCAACAATCTAAAGAATATTAATATGGCAATGTTGATGCAACAACGCAAACCCAACCAAGACGCTCTCCTTATGGGACTCGAAAAACTTGGTATGTCTGTTTTTCCTGATTGTGAAACAACTATGGAAATTCCTATTGTAAACAATCAATTTAATCTTGGCTTCAAGGATAAAAAACAAAAAGAAGACTTTGAGGCTTATTTTGGTTACAAATTTGATACTCCAGAAGGTCAAGAGTTTTTATCTAATTACGAAGTAAAAATCAGTCACGATGTAACTGCGTATGACATTCGTAATAAAAAAGATGCCTTTGATCTTCATATTCTTAAAGCAAACGGTGGTATGGGGATTGTTGCTATAAACGAAGCAGTCCTTGAAGAAAGCCCTGTAGATACTTTTAAGTTTGTAGTAAAAGATGAAAACCAGGAAGTAGAAGAAAGAGTGAAGTTTAAAGAGACAAAACTTCAAGCCTTTTCTGAACTTAGCAAAATGAAGGAGACTAATAATAAACGTCTTCTTACTGTTGCTAAATACATTCTTGGTGTTACTGTAGGTGTTGGAGATAACATGTCTATTGCATTTGATAAGTTGCACGATTTCATTGAGTCTAACTACCGTAATGCAAAACAGTTTTCTGACGCGCTAAAGATTGATCCTGAATATCTTAAAACTGTAGTGGCTATTCGTGATGCTATCTATCGTAATATAATCCGAAATCAAAATGGTCAATATGTAGTATATGCTACACAAACACCACTTGGGAGGAATGAAGAAGAAGTTATTCGTTTTTTAACTGATCCTAAAAATCAAGACATTTTGGGTCTTGGTTTGAAAGATGATTCTCCCACTTCAATTTTTGCACAACTCAAGTCTTATGAACTTTCTTAATTTTTTAATTCTTTAACAAACTAACTAA